CTAACGCTTCAGATATTCTGATGTTTGGCCCCACCTCCAGCGGTCTTCCCGTTGGTGTTACCGCCACGCCTCAGCTCAACGGTATCGCAGCTGCTAGCTCCTGGCTGACAGCTTCTAGCAACACAATTGCTCAAGGTTCTGGCGCCACCACTGGCGGCGGTACTACCGGCGGTTTTGTTCCTTTCGTCAGCTCCGTTGTTGCTGCTACCACTGACACCAGTGCAGCCAAGCTCACCGGCTTTGATAACTCAATGGTGTACAAAGTTACTGCGGCTACCACGTTCCGTGCTACCACTGTTACTGCGATCACCGCTACCACCGCTTCTGGCGGCGGCGTGTATATCTCTGATGCTGATATTGCTGCTGGTAAGAAAGCCTACATTCTTGCCCGTATTAACTACGTCAAGGCAGCTGCTGCTGTGTCTTGGAATGATATCCAAGGCTTCATCGACTTTGCTTCCCAAGTGGGCGGCGACGACACCTGATCCATTTCTGGAATCAGTAATTAAGCGGGTCCCAGTGGCCCGCTTTTTTATTGACCTAGCGCTTTTGGGTAAACCTTGGTATTGTACTGGTAGTCACTATCTTTTACGAATGCTGTACCGGTACAAGCCAACAGGAGCACTCCTCGAAGTCGTCACCATGCACGGAGAAGGAATCTTCATGTGTGTGGACTCACAAGACGAAGTCCTTTATGTTGAGGAGGACGATCTTGTCCCCCAGCTGGACGCTACAACTGAAAAACTGCAAGTGGAAGAACGCTTGACAGGACAGTTGAAACAAGAGGGCGTTAACCCAGCAAAACCAACTAATAAAGAAACTTTTCCTCTTGATACCAGGCTCAACATCAACACCGCCAGTGCTCGGCAGATTGCAGACACTCTCCCCGGTGTTGGCTTGAAGACTGCACGCGACATTAAAGATTTACAAACTTCAATGTCTGGCGAAAAGTTTGCACGCCTTGATCAACTTAAAACAATCAAACGCGTTGATTGGGATGAGATCATCACTGAGAATCTTATCCGTGTAGAATGATTGGGTACGCTACATATTGTGTACGTCAATTATTTACTGTTGTTAAGTAATGCAACTTGACACTTTCCTCCAGTCGAAAGTCCGCTGGCACCTGGGATACAACAACACATCTGTCCCTGCTGGCGACCAAGCTCGATTGGAGGAGGCTGTGAATAATGTTCCAGATTCGTTCTGGTATAGCAAGATTTCCGAACAGGTTTCTCGGTGCGACGAAGCTGAAAAGCGCACCGATATGACGGGTAGTGTAAATAATTTCATAACACCGAAGAATCGTCTTGAAAACATTGCGGGTGATGTTTCGCGTACGATTTCAACTTCGGACTTCAAAGAAACCCTCAAAACCTGGACGCAAATCTATATATACGAGACGGATCGATTAGCTTCCCATCTCTATGTTCCTAATTACAGAAATCCTGAACAAGCACGGTACCGATTTAATCGGGAAGGTGCTGAGTTCATTCAAGCCCTTCCCGGTCCAGCTGACGTTGCTGTTGGCACTCGTCTTATGTTCGAAACCAACTTCCGCTAAGCCCAGATCCATGCCACTGAATTCTTCTCAACTTCTACAACTTGCACAAGGTGCAGGCTTTAGTGGGAATGATGCGCAAACAATGGCCGCCATTATCAAGGCCGAGTCCAGTGGCAACCAGTACGCGCACAATACAAATAGGGCTACTGGCGACAACTCTTATGGGCTGTCTCAGATCAACATGATCGACACCCTTGGTCCCGCCCGTCGTAAACAGTTTGGGTTAAAGAGCAACGAACAGCTCCTTGATCCACAAACAAACCTTCGCGCCGCCAAGCAAGTAAAAGATTCTTCAGGTTTTGGCGCATGGACTACGTTTAAGTCTGGGGCCTACAAACAGTTTTTACCCGAAATTCAAAAAACTGCTGCAGGACTACCTAACAACCCTCCTACAACGCAAACCTCACAGCAGACACCTGGAGCCAATACATACAACTTCTACTTGAGTGGCGACAATCAAGACACTAAAGATTTCTTAACGTCTTATCTTCCCAAAATAACAGGGCAACCAGCAAAGCCTGAATCTATGTTTAATCCGCTTTCATTGTTGACTGCGGCTTTCAATAGCGGCGGTAATTACGGAGAGATCTAGTGGCAGGCGTCAACATTACTGATTTTGGAAAAGCAGCACAACAGTATGGTTGGGTTGTAGGAGAGAACCCTGCGTTTGGAACTGGTCGTGTAGGCGGTCACGCTCCAGGTTCTTACCACTATTCAGGTAAAGCAGTTGACATTACTGCTCCGACAAATGTTGACGTAGCTCCTGCCTATGCGGGCGGCAAACCGATTTCCTGGCAACAGAGAACCGGTGAACTTAAGTACCGTCTTGGGAAGCTTGGTCAGTTAACCGAAGTGTTGGGCCCAGGTGACCCGGGTCACGCAACACACGTACACGCAGCCCTGTCGGGAAATGCCAACTTAACGCCACAGCAACTGGAGTGGGCCTTCACGGGTCGTACAAAAGACGCAAGTGGTAAGTTGACTGACGTTATGCCTGGGGCACAGCAGATTGCTCAACAGCAACAAACCCCAGGTGTTACGGGAAGTACTTACAATTTTTATTTGCAAGGTAGTAAAAAAAATCCAGACACTACTGATTTTTTAAATGACTACGCGTCAAAACTGATGAGTGATTCTGGATCGCAAGACAAGCCCCTCTTTAATCCATTGTCGATGCTGGCATCAGCTTTTAATTCCAGTGGCACTTTAATGACATGAGGTTTGCTCAAGTCCCTGGCTACGAACCAAGCTTTCCGGTCACCTACGGAAACCTGTACGGTGATGGCAGCATAACAACTTCCGGATTTAGTGATCCGTTTAACATGAAACGCAATGTGCAAACCATGCACTGTCCTTACGTTGTAGCCTATAACGGGATTGAGAAACCGCAGTTTCAGTTGAACAATCCTGCTTATATGAAAGAAGTCAGTCGTTCTCATGCGGATCCGCTCCCCCCAGTTGATCTGGCAAGAAACTCTCAGCAGAACAACTTAAACGGGGTGTACAGGTAGTGAGAACGCTCGGAAGTTTCAATCAACGCGTCAACCTTCCAAGGCATGCAGAAGATCACGTTCCTTCCAGGGGAGATCGTCCTGCAGTTAAAACGTTACAAACGGACGGTTACACTCTAGGTGTTGCTCGTAACGCACCACCCAATGAAGGTTACGCTCCCTCTGGAGGGAACTTTGCAAAAAGCAGAAAGACACCAGGTAGGCCACGAATGGCAGGACAAGCTCTTAATATGCAGATAACTCGTGGCACCGGTTTTCCTGCAGTGCCTACAGAATCTATGATGGGTTCTGCAGAGTTACGCACCCCCAACATTTCTCAGTAACGATCATGGGACAACAATTTGGACCCGGCACAAGGGTCGGAAAAATCATGGATGCCGCCCCAGTCAGTCCAGAATTAAAAACCAGGATGGCTGGTCAATATGCCCAGGCTCAGGCCAGTGCATCTCAGAATATGTCAGCGGAAGAACAGAATAGAAATCTTAATTTGGCTAAGGGTTGGGCCAGCCAACCAGTTGATGTCCGTACTGATGAAGACATTGAAAAGCAGCAGCAAACCCAGAGGGCAACTGGTTACGTAGCCTAGAATATTAAGAGGTTTTAAAATTTCTCATGGCCGAAAAAGGAAAAATGCCTCCCCAGCTCTTAGCTCATTTCAAAGCTAAAGCTGAGGGGAAGGGCGAGCAGGGTGAGTCTTCTGTTGAAGAGAAGAAAGAAGGTGATAAAGAGAAACGTAAAGAAGCAGTTAAGAAAGCGCGGGTTAGGATGGAAGAAAGTAGCCGGAGGAAAGGCAGTGACAAAAAGCAAGAAGCTAATTAAGAAAGCTTTAAAACATCCAGAGCGCTTTGCCTCGGCTGACCTCCAGTACATGGAGCGTTGGTTGGCCGAGAAAAAACGTCAAAAAGAAGTAAAGAAAAAAGCTACTGCTTCCTTACAGGTTACATGATTGTAAAATGAGGGAAGTGTTTCGGAGGCCCCTGTCGAATTACACAACAAGACAGGGTGTTATGAGGTATCAGTTCTAGCAGTTCCAATAAACAGCCGATGATGCTTGACCGTCCAGCAAGCACAAGCACCTTGCTGACGGTTGCATCTGGACAACTTTTCTCAACCAACATCCTTCCAACCGCAGTTGGAAACATCACCAAGGTGTTTGATGTTGACTCTGCTTTAACGGATACTTCAATCAGTGGCGCCTATATTGATGAAATTTATCTTCAATACGGGAAAACGGTAAACATTTATATTGATTCACAGCCTGCTACGGCTGGTACGTA